ATCGCCTCTCCTTCAATATTTTCAAGTCGAAATTTCCTCTTAAGAAATTCCACTTCTTCTATGTTATAATATGGTGCCTCAAATTCTTTCTTATCAGGTGATGTATATTTAATACCCCAATCTAGAAGAACTTTTTGCACACTATAATTGTTAAAATTATCCCAGGAACAGCTCATGACATTATCATCCCCATAAGTTATTAAACTTATGTGGTCATCAAACTTAAGGTCTGTAGAATGCTCCCTGGACAATTTAACCCATACGCACCTCATGTATATTGAATTCAATATACAGTTCAATTCGACGGTTATAGGTTGGCCCGATGGATTAGTTCCTTGAACAGTACACAAATCATTATTCACCATTAAACATGGCAATGAAATGTCTGTGATACAGGACTTCATAATGATAATACTATTATCATCATATCCACACTCTTTGGCAAAATCTATCAGGACTCCCAATCCCACTTCAATATCCAAGGAATCCATATACTTATCATATTTACTATAATCTCCGGCCACTATACGAGTTGGACCGAATTTTGTTAGTTGTTTAGCATATGTTCCCCATCTGGATGATCTGTGATTAATTCCTACTGCCATCTCAGATTCTTCGGTGTCCCGTAACAATTCTATTAATGGTAGGAAATATTGCCTTACTACAAGGCACCACGCCATTGGTGCACACGAAAACAATCTAAGTTTCCCTTCTCTAACTTTTTCCGCAGCAGTAGCTTCATCCTTAAGACTACCTTTAAATATGGGACTCACTGTGCAGCCTTTCTTATATTGATCTACAATAACATCATACTGCACTTGCAATGTATTAGGCAAAGCCCAATCATCAGTGCTTTTTCCATCCACATAAACTGGAACTAACATTTCCTTCTTAGGTGTAAAATAAGGATAACCTGTACTTGTTCGCATGTTTATCCTGTGGATGGATTTTGATCCATCAATACCATTGATAGCCTGATGAAGCGTTAGAGGTTTTACTTCTGAAGATAATTTT